GAGGTTCGTCGCGAACTTGTTCGCCATGTCTTCACCCGTGCCGAACGTCTTGATGATTTGCTTCTCCAGGTTTGAGTTCGCGATGACATTCGCAGCAGTGACGTTCCCCGACTGCAGCAGCGACGCAGCGAGATCCTTGCCTGCGGAACCCCCAACCTTCGAGATGTCCAGCAAGTTCTGATAGAACTCTTTCGATTGCGCGTTGGCGTCTTGGAACGCGCTCAGGATGTCTTGACCCGTGAGGTTCGCGGTCGAGCGCAGTTGCGCGACCTCCGCGTTGGTCGCCGTCGAAGACGATGTCATCGAGTCCAACTGGCTCTGCGCCTGCTGGGCCGACGATGTGAGGTCGTCCAACGCCTTCGGGATGAAGAACAGCGCCGTCTTCGCCTGATCCTTGAAGTCGGTCCACGCCTTGGTGACCGTATCGATGGCGTCGCCGAACGTCTTCGCTTGGTCATCAGAAGACGCGAGGTCAGACTCCAGTTGGGACATGAAGTCGTGGACGTCGATGCCTACACGGGACAGCCCGCTCAGGTGCGCTGTCATCTGAGCCGTTGACTGCTGCCATGCCTGGTTAGTCTCGTTGTTCTTCTGGATCTGCTTCTGCAGTTCGAGCGCGGCAGCCTTCGCCTGAGCGTCTGCTTGTGCCTGCTGCTGCGTCGCACTGATCTCTGTGTTGACCGCCGTGACGTACTGATCGATGTTCGCCGTCGTCACATCAGCCAGGGACGACGCGCCGATGTCCTGCAGTGCCTTCGTCGTGATGGTGGCCTGATCCTTGGCGCTGATGCCGAGATCGGAGAACGCCGACTTGACGCTCTGCAGGCCGTCGAAGAGATGCTGAAGCGCACTGATGTCGGGGCCCTGGATGCCCTTGAGGAACGACGTGATGGCACCCCCGCCGGGGAAGGCGTTCAGCAGGGTCGAAACTGTGCTGCTACCGGCGACCGACTGGATCGCGCCAGCGAGACCCCGCTCGCGGAACGCCGTCAGTTCTTGGCTCGCGTCGCGCACGCCCTGGATCAGCGCGAAGATCTGCGGCAGCCCGCTCGAGCCGATGGTGTTACCCAGACGTGAGACAGCGGTAGAAGCCCCACTGACGGCAAGGCCCATCTCGGCGAAGGACGACGTCGCGTCCTTAGCGCCAGCAGTGGCTGCGGTCGTAGCTTCGGCTTCCACCGCAGCAGCCTGTCGTGCGGCAGCGGCCCGCGCGAAGATGCTTTGACCGGCGATGGCGCCTCCGCCGATCCCTGCGGTGGCCTGGGACGCCGCAGCAGCTTGCATCTCTGCAGCTTGGGTGACAGCCGCCTGCCCAGCGGCGATCTCCGAGGCAGCAAGGTCTGTGTTGACAACGGTCAGGGTTTTGAAGAACGGGATGATCCACTTCACAGCAGCGAACGCGCCGAGTACCTCCAAGACACCTGTCGAATGCTTCGCAACAAGCTCCATGCCCGCCGCCAAAGCTGGCAAGACGTCGGAGGCCAGTTGCTGGCCCGTGTTCATGATCTCCTGGAACGCCTGCTTCAGCTTGAACGCCTGAGACTGTGCGGTCGTCGCGAACGCTGCGGCAGTATCCCCTGCGCTCTGGGTGATCTGCTTGAAGATCTCATCGACCTTGCTTGCTTGCTGCTGCGTCAGGTTCAACGCACCTGCGAGGCCACGGATGTTCGGGATCGCGTGGCGCATCATCTGGTTGTATGCGCCGGTCGAGTCCGTGCTCTTCTTGGCGGCGTCGCTCACCAAGCGCAGCGTCGCGATGAGCCCCTGACCCTTCATCGAGTCGACGACGTCCGTCACTGTCAGGCCCATCTGGCCGAACGCCTTCTCTGTCTGTGCAGTCGGCGCGACGAGGGACTGCAGCATGGCGCGCAAGGCCGTGACGCCTTCGTTCACGTCAAGGCCAGCGTTGGACATCGTCGCGAGTGAGGCCGCGACCTGCTGGAAGGAGATCCCAGCCTGGTCGGCGATAGGCAACACACGACCCAGAGCCGAAGCGAACGCGTCAGGCTCAGCAGTACCTTCGCGCACGGCTGCGGTCAGTGTGTCCATCACCTGCGCGGCTGTGAGGCCCTGATCGTTGAAAGCGTTCAAGGCGTTCGCAGTGATGCGCGCAAGGTCTCCCGCAGACCCAAGACCGATAGCCGCCCCGTGAGCAGATGCGTCCAGTGCCTGCATCTGCTGGGTCGTCGTCAAGCCAGCGGACGCAAGGAAGTACAACGCGTGTGCGAGGTCTGTCGGTGACTGCGCGGTTGCGCCCGACAGTTGCATCACGGTGCCCTTGAGGCTATCGAGCCTGCTCGCTGCCGTGTCGGTGATGGCTGCGATCAACGTGAACTCACGATTGAAGTCGACGGCGTTCTTCACCGATATCGCAGCGAAGGCGAGCGCGCCCAGCTTGGCGAGTTGGAACGCCCTACTGGTCGCCTGCCCGAAGCGAGCGGCGGATGCGGACGCCTCCTGCGTCGCTGCGGAGGAGGATGCCGTCGCCGCCGCGAACTCTTCGGTCGCTGCCGACGCCTGAACGTAGGCGGCCTTGAGTTGCGTCGCGTCCCCTGTTATCAGCACTTCCAGAACGCTCGCCGGCATCGGACTCCTCCTCTCCCTTGGTCGCCCACTTCTTCGCCATCGCCCGCATCGTGGCGATCATCTTCCCGGCCTCGTCAGGCTGACCCTCGTACTCGTCGTACTCGTCGTTCTTCTCGAAGACCCAACTCCACCACGTCGGCATGAAATCTGCCAAAGGCTTGCCGCTCTGCGAGGTCATCTGCATCAGGCTGCCGAAGCCGATGTCGATCCGCTCATGGACAAGCAGCGGCCCGTACCGTTCTTCGAAGTACTCCCACTCCCGCACCTGGGCGGCCGACAACCTCTCGGCCAGCCAGTCGATGTCAGGGGTGCCGAAGGCTAAGGCGAGTCGGGCGAGGCGGGCTCGCCCTGGTCGCCTTTCGAAGGGTTTACCTGTGCGGCGACTTCAGCCTCGGTCTGCATCCCCGACAGCCGACGCGCAGCGTCCCAGATCCTGAGGATCGCTGCGGACGATAGAGCGCTCAACTGTTCGACGTCCTTCCGCGAGAACGCTGGTTGATCGGGATGCTCGTCGTCAAGGACGGTCATCGCAACGAGCTTCTCGCGGATGTAGGTGTTCTTCTGGCCGTCGGGATCTCCGACCCACCGCTCCCACTCTTCGCGCTCCGCAGCCGTCAAGCCCCGGACGCGAACGAAGGGCACCCCGGAGGGTGCCCACTCGTCCGTCTGAACTTGTTCCACCGGCAACTCTTTAGCTGCCAGGATCTTGTCACGTAGTGCTCCCATCGCGTTGGTCCCCTTTTCTTCCGCGATCCACCAGCCCGAGTTTACGAGCCGGGCACGACGCCTGGGTTCACGATCTTGAGCGTCGTGTTGAGCATGTACAACCCGTCCAACGGCGACTCGTACTCGAGCTTGGTGATCAAGCAGGTGATCGAGAAGCTCTCACCGGAGCCACCATGCGTGGCGACGACGGTGATGGGCGTGTCCGATCCCGTGGTGTACGCGGAGATCACGTCGCCCTGACCGGCGTCGGCCGGGTCGCGAGCGAACACGGCATCGACCTCGGAGCCGTCCTGCAGGCCCCCCACGAAGTCCGTCCAGTCCTCGTTGTAGACCGAGGCGTCGATGAGCGCACGCGTGGAACCGAAGGCTCCAAAGCTTCGCATCTGTCCTGCCGCTCCACCGTTGATGGTTACAGACAGGGTACGGCCACTGTACTTGGTCATGCTTCCCTCCTTGGGATCGAACTACTAGGTTTTGACGGAGTCCTCGTACGTCACCTCGAAGTCGAGGACACGCCGATACTTCTTGACCAACGAATCATGGTCTTCGAACTCGTTGATCGGGTGTGCAGTAAGGAGAGTTCCAGCCATCACCCCTCCGTATCCAGACAGTGCGCCAAGCAGGGCGTTCCCGACGTCTGCTGCCTCGTCGTACGTCCTGCCCCAACAGTCGAATTGGATGCGCGTGAACACGAACGCTTCGAAGTCTTCGAACGGCTCATAGTTACGATCACGGCGTGCGCTGATCTTGTGCCACGCGATAGCCGGGAACGTCACGGGCTCAGGGAGTTTCCCTGGATAGATGCGCGTGCTGACGACGCCCGCCAGTTCCGTCGACAGATAAGCGAAGAGCGTCTCGGACAGATCAGGCACGGTCGATGACCGCCTTGGCGACGAGGGCGGCGGCCTCGGTGTTGGCGGTGTCTGCCGCAGGCCGCAGATACGGCTCCGGTGGGTTGTGTGGGCCGCCGTACTCGACCTGTCCCGCGTAGACGACGTCTGTGAAGACGCGCCCAGTCTCATACGTGAGCGAGTCGCGCAGATGGCCCGTCAACACCGGCACGAGTTCACGCGCAGTGGTCAACACCTCGTCGCCTAGCTCGTCCACTGCAGCCGCCACGGCGACATCGGCCAACACTGTGCCAGCAGCGAACTGCGCGAGCAGCTTCTCGACACCCAATACCTCGATGGTCATCCGCCAACTCCTCCAACGGTGTCGGGATGCGCGACGGCGTCCACGGACACCTCGTCTTCTCCGACGGCCTGCAGATCCATCTCCTTGTGCGACACGCTCGCTGTGAGGGGATCCGTCATCGGTCTTATGGGCGCGATGATGTCGAACACCGTGTCGCCGTACACGATCTGGTCGTGGCTCTGGAAGTCGAAATCCGCACGGCCGACGCCAAACCAGAGCGCCGTCGGGACGTAGCCGACCTCGAGGGCTTCGGTGGAGCGCCGCGCATCCTGCTGCGGTTCGAGATACATCACGGTTTGTGACTCTGTGAAGATCGGGAACGGTTCACCCGACGGCGACTGATCGAACCCCGTCGGACGCCTGACCGTTACCGCTTGCGTCATCAGATCCTCGACCGTCATATCGCTCCTCCACCAGCTTCCGCATCGCATCCACCGACCTGGCCCGTCGGTACTCGTCCTGCAACGCGATGTTCATCCGCTTGCCGTCAACGTCTTGCCCAGGCCAGAGGTCGTTGCCACTCACGCCGATGCGTGCGTGCTTCAGATGCAGAGCTTGACCGGGCTTACGAAGGGGACGCCCACACAACACCGTGAGCGCTTGGGCCATCGCCTGATCTTCTTGGCCCCATCCTCGGAAACGCTCGTCACATCCTCGGACGAGATCCCAAGCGTCACGACTCACGACGAGAGGCGGCGCCGCGTTGAACATCGTGAAGCCTTCCATCTTCCCGAAGGCCCTGAGGTCAAGCGGTCCTTGCCACTCCGCTCCCTGGCCCAGGATGTGCTCTGTCGCAGCCTCGTTCAGCTTGACCTTCTGGTTGTAGGGGTGCGCCCACTGACTCTCGGAAGTACGAACAGCCTGCACGGCTTCACGCAGGACGTTCGTATCTACGAGCGTGTCCGCGTCGCCGATGACGAAGACGTCTCCGGTGGCTTTAGCGGCAGCGCGGTTCAGCGCCAACGTCTTGTGGAACGGATCTTCCCCATCATCCGAACAGCAGACGATCTCGGCTTCAGGCCACGTCCGCTCGTAGTAGGCGCGCACGAAGTCCCAGAGGCGCGTTCTCGTCCCGTCGGTGTCGCGGAAGGCGACGAGGATGCTCGTCTTGCCGTTCGGCTTCGGAGGGCGCTGCACCCTGGGCTCGCGCAGCGTGATGTTCCTTCGGATCTTGAACGCGGCGACCAACTCGTCACGGACGTGAGGATGCTTCACCGAATGGATGAAGATCACGCCGCTTGACCGGACCTGCGAGGCCATCATCCTTGCCCCGTCGACCCCGCCGGCCGTCTCTTCGTGATGGAAGTCGTGCCCGAGTTCCTTCGTCTCCGCGATGGCGCCGTGACGCCACGCAGGGAACGACCTTCCGTCGGGGAACGCGGCGTGTCCGACGCCCGACTCGCACGCGAGCGCAAGCATGTACCAGTCGATGAACGGCGTGATCGGATGCGCCGGGACGTTCACCGTGAGCATCTTCTCGATGGTGGCGCGTGTGAGGAAGTACGGCGGGTGTACGCCAAGCTTCGGATACGGAGAGG